AAACAACAGGTGTTTCCTTGAAAAGAAGATTCATAAAGCCAGCATCGGCCATCTTCTGATCTATCATTACACGATAGTTAGACGATGTTTGCTGCATTGAACGCTCATACAACTCATAGATCAACTGATCGGTAATAATTACCGTAGGTCGAACCTTACCACGCATACAAGAGTTGTATATACGCATCCATTCTCCAAGCATAGCAAGAGTACCAGCAGAAGGAGCAGCAAGAGAAATGGCTGTTACTGAATCAAGCCACTGATTTCTCCAATAGGTGAAAGCGTTGGAGTCAATACCACCATAAGTTGACCAGACAGCACCATCTTCAACAGCAAGACCAAGACCAGTAATATCTTTTCCACCATTACCAGTACCATCAGCCTGAAGCTGTCTATTGATTTCCATCATCATTGAGAGTTCAAGCTGTGTGATCTTAGACTGAAGCAAAGAAATGACCTTAGTCTTTGATCCACCATTCTTAAATTCCTCTTCACCAGAGATGGATACTGATCCTGCAACCTGTTTCCAATTGAATTCGGCAGCAGTAATACCAGTCTGCGGCGCAGTATCAATGATGTCATAGCCAGCGTATGATTTTACTGTGGTATTACGACCAACAAGCAATGGCTCGACAATTGAAGTTCCGCCTTCGTCTTCTCTAACGAAGCCTCTTTCCTTCAACTGATACCACAACACTTGATGTGCCGTAATGTTATCAGCAAGATTGGCCCTGTAGTTCTTTAGTGTAGTAGCTACCAGGGTATCAAAATTGGGATTGGACATAAAAAGTTCTCCGATCTATTCAAACAGTTTAAATTATTTAAAAACCTAATTGCCACCAAAGAGTTGATTAAAAGCATCATCCACAGCATCGGTTACTGTGTACTGCTTAGTTCCCTTCTTTGGATTGACATTAGTCATAATTGTCCGCTGTGCGCCAGGAGTCTCTGTTGAAAGAGCATTAGCCCTTTGAACAAGCTCTTGTGCCGTCTGTGGCTGTCCACTCGGAGTAGACCCATTGGACGGTTGAATAGTGCTATCCGTAGCGGTAACTGGTTTTGTCAATCTAGCTTGCTTAAGCTGTAAATGAATATTGACAAAATCCATATTCGGATCACTTTTCAGAACTCCACTTTTGATAAGATTATCTATGGTGGGAAGTGTACCTTCTAGGAAATCTTTACCAAACCTAGTAGCAGCATCATTAAAACTAGCTCTTACACCTAGCTCTGCTTGCTTACCAATCAAAGGTTTGATTTCTGTACTGAATAAAGCCTTAAATTCATTGCGAATTATATCTCTGATATTATTAGGATCACTAACATCAACACCTGTATAATCGTATTCTTCTGGTTGTTGAGTTTGCTGTGGCTGTTGATTCTGTTGACCGTTTAAATTATTTAAATTCGCAGTCTTCTGTCCTTCAAGAAAAGAAGCGATAGTAGCAATACCTTGCTCAAGCCTAAGAAATCTTTCCTCATTAGGATCAGGTGTTTTAGATGATTCTTGTGTTTGTGCTGGTGTTTGTACTTGCTGCTGTTGAACTACTGGCTTTGGACCTATCTCCAAATTACCAGTATCTTGGTTAAGAATAAAAGAAAGGCTGTTAGGGTCTTGATTAAGAAATCCAGCAGGCGTACCTGGATTAGCAAACGGATTAGGCGAAGGCTTTAATACAGTTTGTGTATCACTAGGGGCGTTACTTGGATCAGGTATATTATTATTGCCGTTTACGAGCATATTTATTTCTTTCCTTTAACGTATTACCGTCAGGAGAAATCTCTACGCTCGCTAACTGTTGGTTCAGGAAATCATTTGTAGTTTTTGCTTGTTTCCTTTTATTATCTTTCTGTGTATTATACACGTTCTTTCTAACTGTGTCAAGTTCTTTTTTATCAACACTTACAATATTTTTATCTTTTAATGTTTGTTCATACTGACTCTTAGATGTGAAATAACCAAACCTTGTATTTGTACCTGACCACATACTGTCAGGTTGCATTGCACACAAAGGTGCAACAAGTTCTTGAAATCCACCACACTTACAAACTTGATTTCTAAATCTGTCTTCACCACAATATATTAACTCATAACCAGGATGTACTTTATCTTTAATACGACGAAGTTCAGAACGTTCTTTCTTTGTTAAATCTTTATACTCCAAAAATTCAGTTATCCTCGGAAATAAAAACTCTGTTACTTCTTCGCAATCTACACATTGTAAATCGTATAATGGCATATGTTTTAAATAAATTAAATGTCTACTTCTTTTTCTTTGAGTAATAGACAGTTGGTTTACGTTTCTTAGTTACTTCCTTCTTTGCTGGTTTATAAACTATTTTCTTTTTCATAATTGCATCCCTAAAGGGTTTCCATTCTGAGTTATACCCTGTAACATTGCATTTAATCCTGGTTGCACTGGTGCTGTTGTTGGTACCGTCCCATTAGTAGCTTGCTTGTTTGGATCAGGTGGAGCAGGATTCTCTAGTATTGGTGGTGTTGGAGTCTGAGCAGGTAAGAAGAATCTACCTGCATCCTTAATACCAAACTTCTCCATCATCCAGCCAAATAAAGCATTATAGTCTATTTGCAATAATCCAGGTGGTGCAGACGTAGTGATTTGCCAAACCTGTACTGCCATCTGCCTATCAACAAGTGGATCAACTTTAGGAGCAGAAATAGTATCCATAAAAATATCTATCTCTTCTCTTATCATTTCAGGTGTAAGCGTTTCCCAATACTCACCTTCAGGACCAAGCAATCTAACAACTCTATCTTTATTAAAATTACCTTTAATGTGTTGAAGAGTATGCTTAGCATTGGTCAATACAAATTTATCTATAGTAGCTATTCTATCTTCAAGCTTTAATCTAAATACAGATGTTCTTGTATTTACTTCTACGCCAGTTGTCCTAGCTGGAACTGCCTGACCTCTTAGAACTGCGTCTAATCCTGTTGCTCCTTGGACATCAGACCGTATCATTCCTTCAACAAGTTGTGTATCATCTGGCATAGGTGCATCCGGTATTGGAACAATGGAACCAATTTGCTTAACTCTAACCATTGCACCATCTTCGCCATTAGCAAATCTTGTAAGCTCACCTTCATCTACACCAGGACCAATCTCATACTTTCTTGCAGAAAACCTACGTCTATGTTCAAATGCGTAGGTACGATTTCTGTTAAGTTCAAACTGTTGGTCCTCTATTTGATATGGTATACCTACTCCGTATAACTCATCAGGTAAAGTAATATAATCAAATTTGGTGAATGGAAATTTATCCAACCACGGATAAGGCCAGTCTTTAACGAGTAGAGCTTCTGGTACTCCATCTGCATATGTTCTAACCTTTCCATATTTCCAATCCCATACTTCGTAAAGCAATACAAGTTTTGATTCTGGCAATGCAGGATCATCAGTCTCCTTACTTAAATTATTTAAAGTCGGATCATCAGCGTGAATACCAAAGGCAGAGTTCTTATAAAGAAGTGGGTAATATCCTGATTTAATCTTATTTCTTACCTTAGAATCATATCTTTCATTGGAAACTATATCCCTCTCAGTCTTAAGAAAAATCTCTGCACACCATTTCGCAGTTTCCAAGTTTGCTTCACTTGCCGTTGGATCAATAAGAAAAAAGAAAGGGCTAACCCTTTTAACATATGGACTATCTTTTTTAATATAATTTTCATATACTAAAGTCTTTCCGTCCATCTTCTTGATAGACTCGTCTAATTCAAAATTATAACCATCTTTGATAATACCGTGTCCACAAATAGCTCCATCATAAACAGATTTCTTAACTTGTTCAATGGCTTCCATTTGTTCATATTCATAGTTAAGTGTCTCTGTCTGAAGCATTACCGATTTAGTTTTACTCTGACGCCTAGCTTTACCTTGAAAGTATGGATGGCTATTCATCAAGAATGGAACAATATCAAGAATAGACGATTGTGTAATATTAACTGTAATTCTATCCCTCAACTGATCGCTTGATGGATCTTCTTCCTGTCTATCTCTCCAATGTTTCCCACGAAACATATCGTAAGCTCTATTCCAATTCTTATCCCCGTTCCAATAATTTTGTCTCCATCTTAATGTTTGCTGAAGTCTAGACATCCATATGTCATTGTCACCTTTGAGAGACATACCTTCTTGTATTTCAAGAGCAGGAATATTATTTGGTTCGTATTTACTTGTAAGACTTTTAGCCATTTTAATTTAATTAAACTACCAAACTTTTATCTTTTAACATCAGCCAAAGCGGACTAGGTGCTGTAATATTATCTGCTAAATGCGCCATAACTAATTTCATACCTGTTAAAAACTTTGCTCCTTTTAGTGGCAAAGAAATAACTTTTCCTATTGGACAAGCATCATAAGAGCGTCTAAATTTATAACCTTTTATACTAAATGTTTGAATAGTCATAATCGTACCAACCTTTTCTATACGCCTCTGGATTATATGTGAGCTTATTACCATCAAATACATACATCTTCTTTTTGAAAGATTCAGCACGCATCTGATACTGCAATCTAGTAATACGAATTGTATTAAATCTATCAATAGGAATTTCAATCCATTTCGCTAAAGGTTCGATCTGTGCTTTAGCTTGCTCTATTGCTTTAGATGTTACCGTTGGCCAACTAAAATTTCGCAATATCGGAATTGCTGCTATTGATACACTGAATGATTTTAAGAAGTTACGCCTATTCATTTTATTTACCTTTTAAATAAATTAATTGCCTCTCCGCATTGTTGGTCGTTTTCCTGCTTTAAGACCTAGCTGTTCAATATGCCAATCAACAGAACCTTTAGGTGATTTGTTTGGTATTACTGGTCTAGGTATATGAACTTGTGTTGCTATTTGTCTTGCTATCATTGCCGCTATTAAAAGATCATCGTGCTTTCCTGGTGATGCTCCAATCTTTCCATTCTTGAGTTTAACAAATGTTTTCATCTGTGTCAAGAGTTTTTTTGACTTAATATAGATTCTATTGTTTTGTATATCATCATCAAAATCTCTAATCATTATTGGCCTTGTTTGATCGTTGGTTTTCCAACCATAAGCCATATCACCTGCTGCTGCTTCATAGGGATTTATTCTATAATATAAGTTTGGATAATTATAAAAATCCATAAGCTTTTCATTAGCAGCAAATCCACCTGGATCATTAATCTCTACAGCTATTAAAGCTTTATTATATATCAAACCTAAATAATTTAAAACTCCTGCAAATTCAGATGGTTTGATAATATCGGAGAAACAAGCGACTTCTTCCATTTCAGGAAGTCTGAGGACGTAAGCCGTGCTTTCATCTCCATCCTTAATTCCTTGTGCTCCATCTGACCCGATAACATAGTGAATTCCTTCTTGTGGAGCATTATATATTTCAAGGTGGCCATACTTAGCTCTGCAAAACTTTCTTCCTTTGTCTTTAATGGTGTCATCATGTTGGTATACATAAGTTTCAGCTTTCAGTTTTAAATTATTTAAAATCTCTTCCATCTGAAGAATCTTCTTTATGGGAAAAATAGACTTGCTTGATCCTTCAAATGCGTCTTCAACGGTTATGGGATATTCCTGTTTAAATTTATCCTTATCTCCAAAGCAATCAACATCTATCTTGAACCTTCTCCAATTAAGCCTAGCCATCAATTCCTGCTCAAGCTCATACTCTGTTGTAATCTGAGGATACCAGAATTTGATTTCTGGTATCATTTTCTTACGTTCTTCTATTTCATTCCCATATTTGGATTGTGGATCTTCAGACAACTCAAAGTATTGATCTATGGAAATAGGCTTACGGTAATCTTCCTTTGCTATACATCCAATAAATATCTTTCTAAAACCATTGGTGTTATCATACCAAAAATCTTTTAGATCATTATCGCCTCTTGCTGTTGATTCACCAACTATGAATGATCTTACTCCATCTACGTTAGGAACAGCATTAAATAAAGCCACAAATCTTTCTTTAATATCAATGCCTAATTCTGGATACTGACCAAGTTCTGTCAGTAATACGAACTTAGGAGTCTTTGANCTACCTAGCGTTTTTGTATCTATTGTGGCAGAACCAATATAAGAATCTAAACCAACATCACCTGTTCTATCTGCTTCTTCTACTGGATTAGCAAAGTAAATCTCCTTACGGTTCATTGTTCTAGTTTTAGGTCTTAACCATTTCTCTGTACGTAAGTGAGTTGTTTGAACATTGTTAATCATTGTCTGTGCTGAATCATCATCGTGAGCAATGATTAAAGCATTTTGGTTTGCAAACATTGTGCATAGCCAATAGAAGAGATTTATAAACCAAGTAGATGCGCCTCCCTTGCGCATCTTAACCAACAACCACATTATTCTATTTTGATCTGATTTCCAATCTTCTTGGAATATCTGCCATAATCTTATCTGAAGATTATTAAATATAAATCTTACAAGTCTTCCACCTGGGTCTTTAATCCAAATGTTATAAGCGCAATACTCCTGAAAGTCATGTCGGAATTGATTAAACTTTTGAAGTATTGCGCTATTCATAGTTTTTAAATAAATTAAAACTCTCCCTTGAAAGCAACTGAAGCATTACAAGCCATCCTTGAATCAGACAATTTCCTAACAGCAGCAGTTTTGCCTGGACCATCAGGAAGCAATGGGATAACTTTCTTTCCAAGTTCAATAAAAGCTTCATTAATCTTGGAGTATGTTTCAGCGTCAGCTTTATTAGGTGCGTGATAGGTGAAAATAAATTCTATTTTCTCATCGTCAAATTGTGGATAAAACTGTCCCATTTTTATTCCTTTAATTTAATTAAAACCTCAAGCCAAGTCCAGCAGAGAAGGTTTGATTAGCAGGAGAGAAGAAAGCTTCTGACCTCTGCCAACCAACTTCTATNGGACGAACGTATATATAACCAAAGTTAAGATCAGCACCAGCACTATAAATCCTANTAAAGACTTTATCAGAATTGTAAGTAGTATTAAGACCAAATACGACTTGACCAAATGGTTCAACAAATCCAACACGATAGCTTAGCTTAGGACCAAAAGCATAAGTGTCTGTGGGAGAAGTAAAGTTATCTCGCTTGTAGTAGAAGACTCCAGCAAGACGAAATCCTTTATTTTCATTCTGTGAGTAAACCTTAGCATCAAGATTTACTGACAATCCCTGAAGATACTCAATAGCATCAATGGGATTAACAACATATTCTGAATTAACAAAGTTGATTCCAACTTTAACTGTATCCTGGGCAAGCCCGATTGTTGAAATCATTAAAAGAAAAGTAAGTGTCAAAAGCAATTTACGCATTTTATTCTCCGATTTTAATTTAATTAATATTACCAAGTTTCCTTATGGGATAAACATACCAGCAATAAGTACTCTAAATCTATGATCCTGTGCATTAGAGTTAATAGACATTTTGCATACAATGTCTGTATTCTCAGGAACTTTAATTGGATTAAACATTATATTCTCAATAACAGGAGTATCTGGAACTTCTCTCAATGGGACAATATTATCATAAGTAGGTGAATTAGTTCCTATACTTATTTGAGCAGCAATAACTACAAAGTTTGTAACTATTGGCTCAATCTGTATTGACATAGGAATAAATTCATAAGTATCTGTGTTAGTTATAATCTGTGTTTCAAATGTCTCAGCATTAATCTCAGGTGATCTTACTCCGGTTACTCCAATTTGATTAGTCATCATCAAGCAATCCTTTCTGGGTTTAGGGTGTTTAATTTATTTGATTTTTAATTTATTTAAAAATCCATTCCATTTACGAATCAGATAATATTTCAAATTATATGCCCAATCATATTGGATTCTCTTCTCAGCTTTATGGAAAGATTCTAAAACATCTTTGTTGATCTTGTGGGTAAGACCTAACTTTTCACCTATCTTGTCAAC